TTTAAACATCTACAAAAAATGTGGCAATTTGGTCCATATGGTCCTAATCATGCAACGGCAGGAACATTTGCATTTAAGAGAGAATTATTAAAAGAAAATAGATATAATGATGAGGCTGCTTTAGCAGAAGAAAAGGCATTCTTAAAAAATTATACAGTACCTTTTGTTCAATTAGAACCAAAAAAAACAATTTTAGTATTTTCTCATATTCAAAATACATTTGATAAAAAAAAATTATTAGCTAATGGTCAAAATAAATATCAAAAAGAATGTTCAAGAACAGTTGATGAATTTGTTAAAGAACCTGAATTAAAAGAATTCTATATGAATACAATAGATAATTTATTAAAAGACTATAAACCCGGAGACCCAATTAATAAACCAGATGTTTTAAAACAAATTAAAGAAATAGAAGAGCAACGTAATAAAATAATAGAAGAACAACAAAAAAATCAACAAAATGGTAACGGTAAAATTATATTAAATCAAAATGGTCAAAATATTGAACTTAATAATCAACAGATTGTACAAATTATGCAACAACAACAACAACAATTAAAACAACAACAAGAACAACTACAACAATTATTTCAAAAATTAAATGAAAGTAATTTTATAATTAAAGAAAAAGATAATATTATTGACTCTTTAAATAATCAAATTAAAGAATTAAATAATAAGGAAGTTAAAGAAGAAGAAAAAGTTAAATTAGAAATTAAAGAAGAACAAGTTAGAGAAGAAGAAAAAGTTAAATTAGAAATTAAAGAAGAAGAAAAAGAAGAAGAAAAAGAAGAAGTTAAATTAGAAATTAAAGAAGAAGATTAAATATTAATTGATAGTGATTTTTTAATATTTATTTAGTATAATAATGTTTATAGATTCTTTATGTGGACCATCTATTGTATATATAGGATTTTCTATATTACAAATAATAATAGATATATATAAAAATTTATATGGTGAAGCATTTATTAAATTTATAATAATGATTATTTTAGCAATAGTATTAAATATATTATGTAATATGGGGTTGACAATAATATCCTGGTTAATAGTTTTTGTTCCAATAATAATGATGACATTTATATCTACTTTATTGGTACAAGTTTTTAATAATAAAAATCAAATTAAAAATATTAATTTAAAAAAAGCTAAAATAGAAAAAGATAAATTAAAGAATGATATTATAAACGATAAGTATATAAGAAAAGATAATTTATATAATAATAAAGTGAATAAAAATAATGATGAATATTTATTTATAGAAAAAAATAAAAAAAGAGTAAATAGGGATATAGAAAGAAATAATTTGTATGATAGTATAGATTATTATTATGATTTATCAGATGATGAAGAAAATATACATGAAAATTATAGTATATATAATGCTTTAATTAATTGGTTTGGTGTAAAATATTTCAATAATAATTTAAATAAATATAGATAAATATAGATATATGAATAAATTAGATAATACATGGTGTTTATATTTACATTTACCCAATGATATAGATTGGAGTATAAATAGTTATAAACAAATATTTTCATTTAACACTTTAGATAAATGTATAGTATTAGTTGAAAATATTAATAAAAAAATTATAGAGAATTCTATGATATTTATAATGAAAGAAAATATTAAACCAATATGGGAGGATGAAAAAAATTGCAAAGGCGGTTGTTTTTCATATAAAATATTAACAGAAAATATATATGAAATATGGAAAAAAATTGTATATAGTTTAATAGGAAATACTTTAACATCTAATATAGAATTATTAAATTCTATTAATGGTATATCTATAAGTCCTAAAAAAAATTTTTGTATATTAAAATTTTGGATTGGTGATATAGATTATCTTAAAAATAATGAAATATTTGATATAATTACAAATAAATTAGAAAATGAATCTTTTGATTCTGAAATAAATTATAATATAGACCCATTTAAGTTAGATAGATTATGTAACATAGAAAAATTAAATTGTATGTTTAAAAAACATAAAATAATATATTAAAAAATATATTTATTATTTATTATCATATTTTAAATTATAATATATTTATTTTATATTAATATTATAAATATATTATGATAGACTTTGAAGTTGTTAATAACTATTCTAATATAGTTAGTAAATTATCTATATTTTTATTTATAGTTGCTGGAAATCTAGTAGCTGATATTTATTCTTGTGGTATTCGTCATTTATTAAAAGAATATATGATAATTAAACATATTGTTGGTTTTTTTATAATGTTATTTTTTGTTGGTTTAGTTCAAGATAAATTAGATATTAAATCTAAATTTTCACAAAGTATAATATTATATATATGGTTTGTATTTATAATGAGAGCACCTATGATTATATCAATTATTACTATTATATTAATAACTACTATTTATTTAATTAATTTATATATAACAGACCTTAAAAATAAATTAGAAGAAAATGAAAAACAAACAGAAGAAAATAGTAAATTAATTAATAAATTTACTTTTATAAATAATATACTATTTATAATTAGTTTTTTAATAAGTATAATCGGAACATTAATATTTTTATTTGTTCTTAAAAAAAAATTAGGTAATAAATTTAATATTTTTAATTTTTTATTAGGAACAAGAGATCAAGAATGTTATAAAAAAAATATTTATAAAATTTTTAAAAAACACCCATTGTTTTTTGAAAAAAATATGCAGAATTTATAATCATGGCAACGGTCCCAAACATAACTTTATTTCTCCTAATGATGCTACATTATATTTTACAATTAATGGACGATTATTTTCTAAAAATATCTCTATTTGATTACATAAATTTGTACATTTAATAAAATATCCTAAATTTTTTAATGAAAATTCACCTTGTATAATTTCATTTACACTTTGTTTTTGAAGAAATTTCATACTTCCTATCGTCTCTGTTCTTCTAATCTCAGCCTTTGCATATTGTCCAGAACATTTAAATATTAATTCATTACCTACTGATTTTATTTCTAATTTATCTGAAATATTTGCTAAATCACGTATTATTTTTTGAAAATCCGACGATGGCATATTTATTATAGATGAAAAAATTACATCTGGAATTTCTAATTCTTCATGATCAGGCTCAATTAATCTCAATTTTTGTATTTTTGATTGTTTTATATCTCCATTCTCAAATTTTAATCCTAATTCTGTTACTACGCCATCTAAATAATCATCATGTTCTATATATATTGTTAATGTATCATCATTATCTATCGATGATATTAATTTAAATAAATGAAACATATTTACACCCACAATTATTTTATCTTTCTTACACTCAAAAAATTCAAAATTTTCTGATTTCAAAAACAAATGTACCAATATAGTATGAGTTCTATCCATATTTACTAATTTTATTCCTTCTTTTGTAAATATTATATTTGTATCTAATAATATATCCTTTAATGCTGTCATTAAAATTCTAAATGGTGCAATTTGCACCGTTTTTATTGTTAATACATTTTCATCTATACTTATAGACATTATTAATTAATTAATTTTATAAGCTTTAATATATTTTATACAATTAATATATTTTATACAATAAAAAATATTATTTATAATATAAATGAATAATATTTTCATTATTCTTTTATTTTTTATCTTTTTATATTTAGCTATTGGATATTCTATTGACAGATACTATAAAGAATTACCAACAATACCTATATATCCTAATAATAAAAGAGAAGTAAAATTAGTAGAAAATTATGTAAATAATCGCGACGATAATATGTATAGATTTATAAAAATAACTGATAAATCTATAAGTAGTGTTTTTAAAGAACATGTTGATGAATCTATTGAAGATATGAACAAAATTACTAATAAAAATATAAAGATTATAATGTTTTTAAAAAATTTATTTAATCGCCAAAGACCATATTTAATAAACAAAAATTTAGATAATTATAAAACGCCAACATCAGCCAGTCCCGCTTACCCTTCTGGTCATAGTCTTCAAGCTCATTATTTAGCTAAAAAATTATCAGAAAAATATCCAGAAAAAAGAGAGATTTTATATAAAATTGCTGAAAAAGTAGGAATAGGACGTGTATATGCTGGACTTCATTATCCAAGCGACCATAAATTTGCAAAATTTATAGCAAGCATATTACCTTGATGATTTATTTTATTTTAATATATATAATGCAAACAAAAAAAAAGAAGCTATGTGCGAGTTGTTTAAGATTCGAATTTAATAAAACTTTAAAATCAAGTAATAAAAATAAACCAAAATGGTTAGATAAAATAAATTATGTAGAACAATTTGTAAAAAAAAACGAAAATAATTTTAAAAATAAATATCCGAAAAGCTATAATAAAACTATCAAAATAAATATAGGAAGTGAATTTAGCAACAGAAAAATTCTATATTGGGCAGCTAAACCAATTAATAGTTTAATAATTAATAAAGCAAAAGAAGCGTATGGAAATTTTTCAAATAGTGGAATAGCGACTATTGATAAAAATGGATATGCAAAAATAAAATTTTTAATTCCTCAAAATTATAAAACAATTATTAAAAATGAAAAAGAATATACAACTTTTTTTAAACATATTCATTATGTTATTTCTAATATTAATAACAGCAAATGGAATTTCAATGTTTATACTAAATTATTTCACAATAATTATGATTATAAACAATTAATGGAAAAATTAAATTCTAAACAAACAATTATTTTGAATGTATTGCCAAGTGAATATTATGCAAAAGATCATATACCTTATACATACAATTTACCAGTAAAACAAATAAAAAAAATGTCTATTAAAGAATTAAATGAATGGTTTATTTCAATTATTGATTTGCATTATCCCAAGCTAAAAAAATTATTAAGTAAATTACAATTAAATGAAATTCCTATTATATGTTACTGTGCACACAATAAATGTACTGCTTCTAAAAATGCAGCAGAAGAATTAATGAAAAAAGGATTTGTAAATGTTAGTTTATATGAAGATGGTATGAAAGGCTACAATAATCATAAAAAAAATTAATATATTATTTATATCTTTAAATAATATATATATATATGTAATGAAAAAATATGATATAGTAATAATTGGTGGAGGAATTAGCGGAATATATACTATGTATAATCTAAAAAAAAAATATCCTAGATTAAAGGTTTTACTATTAGAAAAAGATAATAGATTTGGTGGTCGTATTTATACATATCATGAAAAAGTTAATGGAGAAATTTATAAAATGGATTTAGGTGCAGGAAGATTAGGATTTCATCATGCAAAAATTATGAATTTATTAAAAGAATTAAAATTAAAAGATGAAATTATTCCTATAACAAATACAGAAAATTATATTGAATATGACAAAATAACAAATACAGTAACTAATAAATCTAATGAGAAAAAATATATTAGCGATTTGCTATATAATTTTTTTTATAGTTCAAAAGTAAATAATTTAAAACATCTATTTTTAAAAAAATTAAATTTAAATGAATTATTTGCAAAATTTTTTACAAGTAAAACATGTAAATCTATTGAAAATACATTTGAATATAAATGTAAATTAAAATATTTTAATGCAGATGATGCAGTTTATTATTTTAAATATGACTATAATAAATATAGTAAATTTTTTGTCTTAAAAAATGGATTACAAACTATCATTGATGGAATGTTAAATAAAATTAAGAATAATAAAAACTATATTTTTAAAAAAAATCAAAATGTTAAAAAAATTAATTATGATATAGAGAGAAATCTATATAATATAGAATATAATAGTAAAAATTCTACTCATAATATATATACAAAATTTGTTATTTGTGCCTTACCAAGAAAAGATTTAATTAAATTTGATATTCTCTCTCCATTTACAAAAGAATTAAATAGTATAAATGAAATAGCAAAAATGCGTATTTATGAAATTTATGATACAAAAAATAATGATGTATGGTTTAAAGATATGCCAAAATTATCAACAAATGAAGAATTACAATTTATAATACCAGTTAATCCAAAATCAGGATTAATTATGTCTTCATATAATGAAAATCTCTCAACAAATCAAAATTATTGGTTAAAATTACATAATAAAAGTAAAAAAGATTTTAAAAATACATTAAATAAAAAATTAAATAGAATATTTAATATTTTTAATATTAAAGTTCCTGAAAGTATATATATTAAATTTGAGTATTGGTCTATGGGTGTAGCCGCTTGGAAAAAAAATGTAGATAGTACTTATATCTCTCAAAAAATATTAAACTTAATGCCAAATTTTTATATTTGTGGAGAGAATTACTCAAAATATCAAGCATGGTGCGAGGGAGCATTACAAACTTCTGAAGAAGTAATAATTAGAATTTCTTGTATTTTAGATAATTCTAAATATAATAAAACAAGAAAAAATATTATAAAATTTAAATAGATGTTAGGTTTAAAAAAAATTGAATAATTATCTGTATATAAATTCAAAAAACAAAAACTCATAAACTTTATAAATGAGCAAGTTCAGCAATAACTTGTTCTATGATCTACCAGATGATTTACAACAATATATATACAAGGTAGGAATGGTTCAAGAGCTGAATAATCTCTTTTGTTCGCCCAATTTTACAGTTAAACCTAAGAATAAATTCCTTGGTTACACAGGTTGGCGCTACACATATAGTTATCTAATTACTGATTATTGTTATTTTTGTGCCCTATATAACTCTGTGCCATCTGGCAATGATCATCTTGAGATGTTTGGATTTAGAGGTATTGGAACAGAGGAAAATCTTAGAGACTTTTTACACAAAAATAACCAAAAAACTAATAAAAATTGGAAAAAAAAAGACTTAGTTTGTGCTTTGACAAAATTTTAAAAAAAAAACTAAAATATTACACTAATGATTTACTAATAATATCTAACGATTTATCAATTTCATCTTTATTAATTATTAATGGCGGACATAATCTAATAATTTTATTATGAGTAATTTGAGTTAGCAATCCATTATTCATTAATTTATCTAGACTTTTAATTGCTTTTGTAGAATCATTAAATTCAATAGCATTAAATAATCCTTTACCTCTTATTTCTACAACCTCTTTTAAATCCATATTTTTTAATTCTTCTCTAAAATATTCTCCCATTTTATATGAGTTTTCAACTAGTTTTTCATCTTGAATAATTTTAACAGCCTCCATCATTAAACTACATGCAAGTGGATTTCCTCCATATGTTGAACCATGTTGTCCTGGTTTAAATAGAGACATTATATTAGAATTACTTAGAATTCCCGACGCTGGATAAAATCCACCTGATAGTGATTTGCCTAATATAAGTATGTCAGGACGTATATTTTCATAGTCACACGCTAATAATTTACCAGTTCTACCTAATCCAGTTTGAACTTCATCAAAAATTAATAATATATTATATTTATCACATAAATCTCTTACTTTTCTTAAATAATTATCATCAGGTATTATAATACCTGCTTCTCCTTGAATTGGTTCTAACATTAATGAAACAATATTAGGATTATTAGATAACATATTTTCTAATTTTTCTATATTATTATATTCAATTAAATCTAAACCATTTGTATATGGACCAAAATTTTTATAACACTTTTCATCATTTGATGACGATAATGCAGTTATAGTTCTTCCCCAAAAATTATTTTTACAAAATAGATTTATACCTTTATTTTTAGGTATATTTTTTACTTCATAACCCCATTTTCTAGCTAATTTAATTGCTGTTTCACCTGCTTCAACACCAGTATTCATTGGTAAAAATTTTTCATAATCTAATATATTACAGAGATATTCGCATAACTCGCCTAATTTATTATTATAAAATGCGCGAGATGTTAAAGTTAAATTTTGTGATTGTTCGCAAATAGTTTTTACTAATCGCGGATGACAGTGTCCTTGATTAACCGCTGAATATCCAGATAAAAAATCAAAATATTTTTTATTATTAACATCTGTTAAATATATTCCTTTTCCTTTTTTTATACATACATTTAAAGGATTATAATTTTTAGCTCCATATTGTAATTCTTTTAAAATATATTTATTCATTCTAATAATTTAAGTATTTTATTTAAGTTAAAATAATTAAATTATTATTTTAATAAAACTTACCATAAATAAAGGTGACTTAATATCTTTGCATTATAACAACCTTTTGATTTTTTCTTTTCTAGTTTAATTGCTTGTGTTCGATTTTTTACTCCAGAATGACGTGCAAAATATCTTTGCATGCGTTTTCTAGTATTATGATTTTTATATGCATATAACTTTAAAGGAGTTCTATCTTTATATTGTGGATAATCAGATGCACCAAAATGTATTTTTCTAATTTTTTTTGTTTTTTTATGTTTAACATATGCAGTATATTTTTTACCTGGAGGACCTTTACTAAATTTTATTATAGTTTCATTCATTTACTATATATTATAAATATAATAAAATATAGTTATAATATAAATCTAAGATAAATGAATGTTCCAATTAAATATCTACCAAAAAAACTATCAAAAAAAGATAAGCTAAAACAAAAAAAACAGTTAAAAAAATCAAGAAAAGCATATAAAAAAGGAATATATATACATCGTAAAAAGCTTGATTCATTTAAATCTAAAAAATCACAACATATTTTAAATGCTGAGAGAATATATAAAATTAAAAATTTAAGTGTTAATGATGATTTAGCAAAGAAAACAGGATGTTCAAAAAAAGCACTTAATCAAATCATAAAAAAAGGACAAGGTGCTTATTATTCATCTGGTTCAAGACCTAATCAAACTGCACATAGTTGGGGAATAGCACGACTAGCAAGTTCAATAACTAGCGGAAAAGCAGCTGCGGTCGATTATAATATATTACAACAAGGTTGTGTTAATAATTCAAAAGCATTAAAATTAGCAAAAAAATCTAGAGAAAAAAATGGTTATGGAACAAGAAAAGTACCAAAAATTAAATTGTAATATTTATAATATTTATTATATATATAGTATTGCATTATATTAATGGATATTTATAATTATTATAAAATATTTTAAATATTATTATAATAATTATAAGCTTATATTTTGTTTATGGATATGGGATAGCAACGTTTTTGTATTATTTTGATTTTATTAAAATAAGTTTTTTATATGCTTCATTTTTTGCATTTATATTTACTATATTTTTACAATTTTATTATACTGAAATAGATTTACTTTTTAAAATAATTATAATAATATTCGAAATGTTTATTCTTTATTTAAATATTAAAAAACATATTTTTATTGATAAAAAACCTATAATTAGTTATAATAATTTATCTATAAATATCATTTTATTTATTATATATCTATTTTTTTTAAAATTTATAGATACAAGTTTTTATGAAGTATATTTTTCAAGAGTAAAATAATTTATATAATTATATATATATATAATTCTATGAAATCATTAAAAAAACTTAATAGACGTAAAAAAAAAACATCAAAATTTAGAAAGAAAAAACTTGGAGGCACTGATAGAAGTACTACACCGCCACCTAAATCAGGCGATATACTTATCACAAATCTTCCAACAACAGCACCACCAGCGCCTAAACCTACTCCTCGTCCTCGTAGCCCTAGTCGGCCCAGTACACCTAAAATAGGTAGTAAAGAATAAATTAATTTTTATTAATTTTTATTAATTTTTATTAATTTTTATTAATTTTTATTAATTTTTATTATTTTATTAGTATATTATAATAATAAAAATTAATGGTATTTTATAAAAAAAGAAAAAATTTAACAAAAAAAAAATTTAGAAAAACTAAAAATAAAAAAACACTCAATAAAGCATCTGGTAAAAACCCTAAATTTTTTTTTAATCATAAAACACAAGAAGAACTAGAAAAATCTACTAGATTAGCAAGAAAACTTGTAGAAGAATCTTATAACCCTAGTGAAAAAAATAAAAAAGAATTTCAAGCATTAAAAGAACAATTAAAAAAAAAATATAGAACAGAAGAAGAGAGTAATACTGCTATGCAACGTTTAGAAAAAGAGTCACAAGGACTCATAAATAGAATATTATCAAAATCCCCTAAGATAAAACCGCATCCACAACCAGATTATCCATTATTACAACCAATTTCATCCAAGTCACTTATAGGCCTCCCTTTACAAGTATATAATTCAAAAACTGGTTATAGAAAAATATAATAACAATAACAATAACAATAACAATAATATAATATATTATATTATATTATATTATATTATATATAATATGAAAAGTTATAGAAAATATATAAGAAGAAAATTTAATAAGAAAAAAACTAAGAAAAAAATTGGAGGAGGATTACAGGAATTATTGAGAAAAAGAGAAAAAGAAAAAAAAGAAAACGCCAGAGTTCAACAAAAAAGAGATGATGAGTATGAAGCCATCCGAAAACTTGCAGAGGAACAAGGAAAAAAATTTTTAGAAATAGCAGATTACCGGAAATGGCGAGCTGCGTTGTCAGAGCAATTTAATATAGAAAATGAAGCTGCTACAAAAATAAATGCAGCATCATTAGGACTAAGAGATAGAAAATTATCAAGAAAATTAAAAGAACAAAAGCAAGAAGAAGAACAAAAAAGAGAGAAAAAGCAAGAAGAAAAATATAATATACATATGCAAATAATTGAATTAATAGTTAATGAATTTAAATTATATTTTTCAGATGATAATATGTTAAATGCATCTATAGATATAAATCATGCATTAGAAGACGATAATGGTGCGGGTATTGGACAGAGATCTGAAATTACTTTAATTCCAGAATCAGCATCAGATAATACAGTATATAGTTTACAACAAATATATAATAATCTAGGATTCTACATAAATATTGAAAATATTAATAATATAAGTAATGAAAATAGAGCAGAAATTCATAAATTAATTCAAGATTTAGATGAGTTAAGAAAAAAATTTTATTATATTTTATATGATGATACAGATATAAATGATAAAAATGATAAGTTTATTCATGATATAGTATCAAATTTACAAAATATTAAACAGAGTTTTTATAATCTGTCACTTCGGTTCAAAAAACCTAAAAGTTTTCTATATAAATTTACTGGTAGAACTGGTGGAAAATATTTAAAACAACTAAATAAAAGTAAAACAAAAAAAAGAGTAAGTAAATTTAATAAGAAAAAAACTAAGAAAAAAATTGGAGGAGGATTAGATGAATTTTTAACAAAAATAAGAAAAAATCAAGAAGAAGAAAAACAAAAAAAAGAAGAAAAAAAAAAAGATAAAGTTCTAACTCAAAAGACAAATGATGAATATACAGCCATCCTGAAACTTGTAGAGGAACTAGATGATGAAAACTTTACCGCTGAACAGTATAACGCCTTATTAGAACTTGTTAAAGAACGAGCAAATAATTATGAAGACATGCGCAAAATAAGAGATTATATTGAAAAAATACGAGAACGTGCTAAAGAAAAAGAAAAAAAGAAAAAGCAAGAAAAAGAAGAATTGAATACATATTTAAAAATTTTTTCATTAAATGACTCAATAAAAAAACACTTAATATTATATTTTCCAATTAATAGTTTATTACCTATACCTAGCAGAGAAGACATTGCTCTGAAACCACCAAATGATGATATATATAGTATAGATGAAATATATAAAAATCTAAATATAAATAGTGATTATATTAATTTAAGTAGTAATAATAAAAGAGAAATTCATAATTTAATTATAGATTTAAAAAATATAAGAGAAGAATATTTACCTATTTTAAACAATACAGATATGAATGATGCAGAAAAAAGGTTAAATGAATTATTATCAAAATTAGAAGATATAAAAGATAAATTTTATAAATATTCTAAATATTCTAAATATTCTAAAGAATCCAACTTTTTATCTAGATTTACTAGAACTGGTGGAAAATATTTAAAACAAATAAATAAAAATAAAACAAAAAAAAGAGTAAATAAATATAAAAATAGAAAAAATAAAATAAAATATATTGGCGGTGGCCAACTTCGAGATATAACAAATAAGCTTAATAATTTGCATTCCTTTCGGCGTAAAGAAGATTATCCTATAATAGAAAGCTCAAGATATTATGAATCACCTATCAATTCTGAGCCATATAAAGAAGAATTAAATCCTTATGAAGAATATATAAAAGAAAGAAATATTAGTTTAACAAAAATTGAATTTATGTTGAATAAATTATCACAATATTCAATTAAAAATGAAGATAAACGCGATATAGATTATATTACAACAAAAATTAAATCTATAATTAATTCATCATATATGAATCATGAGAATAATATATATATAAAAAATAAAGAAATTATAAAAGATATAATAAAAAAACTATCAGATTTTAATTATAAAAATAAAGAAGTAAATTTAAACGATATATTAAATAATATATTAAACCAACTACTAATATTTGAAAATAATAATGAAGAAATAGAAAAATCATTTAAATCAAATTTTGATTAATATATAAATATAAATATATATATATATATGAAATCGTATAAAAAGTATAGAAAAATAAAAACTAAACAATTAAAATTTAGAAAAAAAAGACAAAAAAAAACAAAACAATTAAAATTTAGAAAAAGAAAAACTAGAAAATTATTAAAAGGTGGAGCAAGAGATATTGAATTAACTACAATAAATCCAATTTTGTCAACTAGTTTACCATCTATTTCATACAAGAAAATGGGAATTGGAAGATATTTAAAAACAAATAAAGAATTAATAGTAAAATTAAATGAATGTGAAAATTATGTTCAACTGTTAGAAAATGGTATTAAAAAAGAGGGTGAGAGGGAAACAGACAGAATCAGAGCGAACGCTGTCGCTATGGAACAAGCAAAAAAGCAAAATAAAGATGCTGAGTCCAAGCTAATAGCAACAATGGCATCAGAAGCAGCAGCGCGGACGGCAAAAAGGACAGCAGAAGAGAACATTAGAAGAGCGGCGGTGGCAGCAGCGCAGAGAAAGGCTGAAAATGCAAAATTAGATAAAGAGGCAGCAACTTTGCTTAATGAAATAGATGCGGAAGAGGAGGCGGCAGCGAAGGAGGCGGCAGCGAAGGAGGCGGCATCGAAGGAGGCGGCATCGAAGGAGGTGGCAGCTACGAAGCTGCAGGCGCTCATGCGCGGCGAGTCAGCGCGCACGGCGTCGCGCAAGGCGAAGGAGAAGAAGTTGCCCATGGCAATACCAGTATCTGGTGATGATGGTGATGATGTATATCCTATAGTTATGGCAAAACGATTAGATTAATAGACAAAAATAATTTAGATATATTATCTTCCATAGATTAAATCAGCAATTCCAGATTGAAATTGAAGAATATTATATCTCTCCTCGTAAATATGTAAATTATAATTATATTTATAAATACTTGTTGGTTCTTTTGTGGTAGCTATAATATCACCGGTTTCAGGGTCACAAATAGTTTGAAAATTAACACTTGACAAATCAATAGGTGGATTAGAGAAATTATTATATTCAAATTCAATAGTTTTAAATTTATTAGTGTTGAATGCTCCATTAGGTTGATACTTAAATGGGTCCGTTTGTAAGCCAAAATTATAGTTATATAATCCGTCTTTAGAAGAACCAGATGTTTTAATATATTTTTCAATTTTATTATAAATTTCGCCAGGAAGTGAGTTTTCTCTATATTTACCATCACAAATAATAGCAAAATCTTTTAATATAAATTTAGTATTAGTTTGCTGATTAGTTTCTGGTACATTGCCAGTAATATATATATTTTTAGATATATCAAAATCAAAATTATTTGTTTGATTATAAAAAATAAAATTAGTACTTAAATTAGTGAGTTTTTTCATATTAATAGGGAGAATATTTTCATATGGCCAATTTGTATAATTAGACCATTCATTGCGTAAATTTACATCATTTCTTTGAAAATACCACATCCAATTAGAAACTAACCCATTAGATTCTAGTTTAACTTTATTAGATTTATTAATTTTTTCAAAATTATATTCATATACTTCTTTAATTAGATAACGCTGAGAGTTATTAGCAAATATTTGTCGTTCTTCGTTGTCTAAAAAACATTGAGTAGTAATTAAATGTATATCACAATTTATATAATTTCTTCTGTCTTGATATATATTTAAAGCGGATGAAATATCACTCACAGGTGGTTCTTGTATAAATCTATAAAATCCATATGCAGCTATATTTTGAGAAGCTTGTATTCTAGGAATTTCATCATAATTATTAATATCAATATTATTAGGATTAGATGATAAATCATAAAGAACATCTTTAATAGTAAATAATTCAACTATAGGTCTTAATTTAAAATTTATTTCAAGTTCAGAATATTGTAAGCATATAAGAGGTAAAGCCATAGACGATAACAGTGTAAACCATGGATTTAAAGGTATATATAATTGATGACTATGAATAGATTGTTCAATATTACTATTAGAATTATCGGTCTGTTTAAATGCATTAGGATAGTTATTATTTCTATTGGAATAATTAGCTGGATTATATAATTCTTCTATATTACCAGTCATTATATCAAATAATTTTTTTTTATTAATATCATAGTCACGATAAACAACATTTTGTATATAATGACCAGAATATTTTTGAATAATATGTCCGCCGATTGTAAAAGTAACTTCTTCTATTATTTGCGTTCCAATATTTTTAATCCATTGAAATTCATATGGTTTATATGTTTGTGTTTGTGTATCAAAAAATATAGGACTCCATATATCAGGTAATGTGATAGAAATATATGTATCCATTAATAGGTCAGCATATCTAGGTATTTTAAATCCATAAAATGTAGAATTTGTTAAATTTAAATTTTGTTGTCCATTTTGATCAACTCTAAATTTTTGGAGTCCAAAATTAGTATATTGTGCATATTTTGATTTAAAAAAACTTTTAGTAGGGTTACCATTTAATATAATATTTTGATTACCTATAGCAATTAAGTTTAATAATCCACCTGCCATAATATTAATAATATTATATATTAATAATATTATATATTAATATTAATATATAATATTATATTAATAATGCAAGAAATTAAAAATTCAGATAAAATAAAACGATTTATAAAAAACAATGATTTAATTACAATTATTATAATAAGTTTTATAGTATTTTGTTTATTAGTATGGGTTTTTTATACATTAAATCTAAAAGAAAGCAGTTGTATTAAATTAGACAATATATATAAAAATGGAAAATATAAAACTTCATCATTTTTAACAACAAATGGTAATGTAAAAGGAGAGGCAAAAGAATTAACAAATAAATATAATTATTTTGATAATGAAAATATATCACTATTTAAGAATTATTATATAAAGACAGCATATAATTGTTGTTGCGGGGATGGATATAAAAATAATTTTGTAAATAAATGTGCTTTAGTAAATTGTATAAATTTAGGAGCAAGATGTTTAGATTTTGAAATATATTCATATAATAGCGAACCAATAATAGCAGCATCAACCGCAAATAATAATTCAATAAAAGAAACATATAATTATTTAAAACTTTCAGACGTTTTAAGTATATTAAATGAACAATGTTTCAATGAAAAATATACACAATGTTCTCATGACCCAATGTTTTTACATTTTAGAATAATGAGTGAAAATAAAGTAATTTATGATAAAATGGGAGATTATATAGATGATTATTTAAATGAAGGTAGTGATTATTTATTAGATACAAGTAAATATAATTATAAGAATCCAGATAAAGATAATTTATATTTACAAAAATTATCAAATTTTAAGAAAAAATTTGTAATAATGGTAAATACTTTATATACAACAACATTAGATAATAGTAAATTGGGTAATTATGTAAATATAAAGTCAGGTACAAATAATATGAAATTATATAGGTTTGAAAATATAGTAGCACAAGGTAAAAATAATGAATTATTAATAGATGATTGTAAAACAAATATGTTAATGGTTTTGCCTAATATAGATAATAAGTTAGATAATTACGATCCAATTTCAGTATTTAATAATGGATGTCAATTTATAGCTATGAAATTTCAATCTTTAGATAATAATTTAGTAGGTTATTTAAATCAATTTAAGAATTATGGTGGTTATTCATTTATTTTAAAACCATATTCTTTAAGGCGCGATATAATACCTCAAGAAATACCACCTGAAAATCATGCATTAAATCAGCCACGTTCATATTCTGTTGGCGGAACAATAAAATAGAAAAATATTAAAATATATATTATTTACTTATATTAGTATAATGGAATATAATTCATTTAATAATAAAGAAATAGAAATTATGAGAATAGCAGTAGATAAACTTATAAAACAACAAGGTAGAAAGAATGTACAATCAGAAGATATAAAAAATATTATATTAATTTTAGAAAATTTTTTGCGAACTCATAAAACATTATGTTATGGCGGGACAGCAATTAATAATATTTTACCAGAACAAGATAGATTTTATAATAAAGATATAGAAATTCCAGACTATGATTTTTTTTCACCAAATGCAATAGAACTTGCAAAAAAATTAGCAGATATTTATTATAAATCTGGATATAAAGAGGTAGAAGCAAAAGCAGGAGTACATGATGGAACATATAAAGTATATGTTAACTTTATGCCAATAGCTGATATTACTTTTTTAGATAAAGAATTATTTGATAATATTTATAAAAAATCAATAAGAATAAATGCAATTAATTATTGTCCAGTGGATTTTTTAAGAATGGGAATGTATATTGAATTATCAAGACCATATGGGGATATAAATAGATGGGAAAAAGTATTAAAAAGATTGACATTATTAAATAAAAATTATCCTTTAAAAGGAATAAATTGTAATAAATTAAATTTTCAAAGAGATTATGAAGGAAATATAGAAACAAGAAATAAAATATATGAAACAATTAGAAAATCAGTTATAAATCAAGGATTAATTTTTTTTGGAGGTTATGCAGTAACACTATATGGAAATTATATGCCAAAAATATATAAAAAAAAATTAACTAATATACCAGATTTTGATATTTTAGCAGAAGATCCTATAATAGCATGTAATATATTTAAGGAACAATTAATATATGAAAATTTTAAGAATATTAAAATAGTAAAAAAAAAACCAATTGGCGAATATATAGATGAACATTATGAAATTAGTATAATAATTAATAATATAACAGATGTAATAGCTGTTGTATATAAAACATCAGCATGTCATAGTTATAATACAATATATATAAATGGAGAAAAATTAAAAATAGCTACAATAGATACTATTTTATCATTTTATTTAATTTTCATATATGCAAATAGGCAATATTATGATATAAATAGATTATTATGTATGTCAGAATATTTATTTAAAGTACAATATAAGAATAGATTAAAACAAAAAGGATTATTAAGAAGATTTAGTATAGATTGTTATGGAAAACAAAAAACATTAGAAGATATAAGAAGTGAAAAGTCTAAAATGTTTAAAATATTAAAAGATATGAAATTAAAATCAGGAGATAAAAATTTTGATAAATATTTTTTAAGATATATACCTAATGATAATGTAAAAAAGAATAAAACAAAAAAAAATAAAACAAAAAAAAAATAAAACAAAAAAAATATAAAAAAATAGAATATTATTATTTTTAATATTTATAATTAAAAATAATAATAAATATTAAAACTGCTAAACTTTTAATAAAAAAATATTTAACCTAATTTGGGGAATCCAACTAAATTGGCGCCAATACCAAATCCTGCACCACTACGTGCACTAGCACCCATAGTAGGAATAAATGTATCTAAAATAGAGAAAGTAGCTGCGGCCATTAATGCAATAATTGCAATTTCTTCAAGTTTTAAGGCTCTTTTTTCAGGAGGAATAACAAATGCAACAATTGCAACCATTAAACCTTCAACTAAATATTTAATGGCTCTTTTTACTAATTCACCCATTGCTCCATTCATAATTGTTTATAATAATACATAAGAAAAAAAATATAAATTTTATCTAAATATATATTTATATATTTTAACTTAAAATAAATTTATTATTTTAAGTTATACTAAAATGTCAACCAAAAAAAATGCTAAATCAAAGGAACAAAAAAATAATGCTAATACTGCATATGTAGATTTACTAGACGAAGATAAACCTATATCGGGACAAAAATTTGCATGTTTAAGTTTTATTTCACCTGAAAACATAATTAGAGATAAAAATCTTTTTTATTTTGAAAAGTTTCTAAAAAATTTTGAATTAAATAAATCATTAGAAAAATATAATCAATTTATTAATTTTATATCTTATAAATATAGTTTAGATGTAAATAAAATAATTGATGATTTTAAAGAATTTGTTGAGGAAGAAAAAGATAATTTATTTATTACATCTTTAGATGATGATTATAAAACATATATTGATAATAATGAAGATAAATTACAAAAAGAATATAATGAATTTTATGAATTTCAAACAAATACTAGAGGAATTAAGGTAAGAGGTGTATTTCCAACTCAAGAAGAAGCCGAATTACGATGTAAAATGCTTCGTAATGATGACCCAAATCATGATGTATATGTTGGTCCGGTAGGTATGTGGATGCCATTTCATCCAGAAGCTTATAAAACTGGTAGAGTTGAATATTTAGAAAAAGAATTAAATGATTTAATGGCCGAAAAGAAAAAAAATGATGAAATATCAAAAGAAAATTTTAAAAATAGAGTAAAAGATGCTAAAAAGAAAGCAATTGAAGAAAATATTGAAAAAGCAACTAAAGAAGGTAATAAACTTTTACAAAGTATAGATGAAGATGGAAATTTAATTAATGCAGATAGAATGGATGTTCCTGGTAAAAACTTATTATTTGGTAATGATGAAAATGATAGTATATCAACTGCAAATTTACGAAATGAATTATTTAATTCAGAAGATGTTATTGTTGGAAAAAAACGTACAGATGACCATGGTTTAAGTAGAATACTTGAGAGAAAAAAATTAAATGAAAACAGTAATGGTGATGATAATGATAATGATAATGATAATGATAATGATAATAATAATGATAATAATAA